GAGGCCGACCGAGTCGGTGAGGTTCATCAGGTCGCTGATCTCGCGGCGCAGAGCGTAGCGGGCGATCGTGATGTCCGCGGAGCCGTCGGTCAGCGGCGTGTTGGTCGGGGAGGCGGTCTCGGCGCCGACTGCAGCCATCAGGTCGTAGCCGTCGAGGCCGGCCTGGGGCACGGAGAGCACCGAGGAGCCGCGGCCCGCGATGTTCCCGGCCTGGAAGATGGCGGGATGGTTGCGGAGGCTGAACCGGTCAGCGAGCAGAAGCTGAATCTCGGCGTTCAGAATCTTCGCAAGGCGGATGTCGCCACTGCCCGAGTAGAGGATCTCGTTGGCCATGATGGCTCCCTGTGCGCCTTTTCGGCGCGCGCGTGTGGGTAAATCGTTCAAGCCCGACGCGCGTTTTACGGGGAGCGACCCGAGGGCACACCGGAAGTCTACGGGGTCCGGTGTGCCCTGTCAACGGTCAGATGACCGACGTACCCTTGAACCGATCCCGGTGCTGCCGGTACTGCGCAGCAGACATCGTCATCGGGTCGAGAGCCTGCGGCGCCGAGTCAAACGCCTGCGCTCCCTGGTTCGGGTTAGGGACCGGCGCTGCCTGCGGAGCTGCCGGAGCCGGTGCCTCTGCCGGAGGCGGTGCGAGGTGCGGACGGAGCACGAGCGGCGCTGCGCTCGGGTCCTCCTTCCAACTGTTCAGCGCGTCCGCGAACGCCGGCCGATCTGCCTCGGGCATCCGGCTGTAGGCCCACCGTGCGGCCTCGTACAGCTCGGGATCCGTGACGCCGATCCGAGCCGCGGCCTGATACTCGGACAGACCCTGCGTCGCCTGCTTCGCTGCGGACTCGGCCGCTTCGAGCTGCTTCGCGAGCGTGTCGGCCGTCGCAGCGCGCTCCGACAGTCGCTGACCCTCGGCCTCCAGCTCTGCGATCCGCGCTTCGAGCGCGGCCCGCTGCTCGACGACCTTCGAGAACCGCGCGTAAGGGACCGTCTTCTCTGCCTCTGCCTGCTTCTCTTCGCTCATTGTCTCTCTCTCCTGAGATGGCGCATCAGCGCCCGGTTTCGTTCTCCTCTGGACCAGACCTCGAACCACTCCGCATCATAGCGACGCAGCTCGCGGATCGCCCATCGGCCTCCAGCGTCTCCGCCCCATGCATGCCACGCGACCCAGCCTCTCCCGAGATCGCTCCAGGTCTCGCCCTGCTTGTCCACGAGATGGCGCGACAGGTAGCCGAGCATCCTGCGCAGCGTCGGGATCGAGACGTTCCGTCGGTTCGACAGGTCTCGTGCTCGGGCGAGTCCGACGGCCGTCAGCCCTCGATGCGAAGGAGGAGCGGCTGCGCGGACCTCCAGAGCGCGAGCGGCTGCGCGAGCGACTCCGAGGGGCGGGCGGAACGGTGGCATCAGACCTCCGGGACGTCGTCGTCCGGAGAGTCGTCGCGGAACTCGTCGGCGGCGTCCGGGTCCCGGATCTCCAGGATCGCCCGCGTTGCCTGCGCCTTCGTGACGCCTGGATGCAGCTCCATGTAGGCTCCGACCGGCGACAGAAGTCCGGCCTCCAGCATCGCGATCACGTCTTCCCGTCGGGCGCGCCGCTCCTCGGGAGAAAGCGGAAGCTCGTGGTACAGCACGCGGTAGCCGCCCTCGACGTAGCGCCGGCCCTCGGGAGCGTTCGTGGCGCGGTTGTACATCGCAGCGCAGATCCCCACGAGCCGCTCGTCTGCGTCCCGGAACACGTTTGCGTATTTCCTCTGTGCCTTCCGCTTGCCCTCATTGGTGAGCGAGATCGCGGCGCCGCTGCGGGCGGTGCCTCCGAGCCGCTGGATGTCGGAGGGAGGGACGCCTGCGTCGGAGGCTACGCGGGCGGCCATGTTCGCCAGCGTCTCCTCCATCTGGCCCGGGTCTCCGCCCGCGCTGAACTGCCCGATCATCGGCTGGCCCTGCCCGTCTCCGTCCGGGATGCTCTCGAACTGGATCAGCGACGCGGGATCGGTCACGACCTCCGCCCGAGCGCCGTCCGTCGTCTCGACTACGGACACGCCTGCCGGCTGAAGGTTCACGACGTAGCGCTGAGGCCAGCTCGCGTCCCTGAACGTGTGGACGACCATCTGATGGAGGACCGAGAGGTCCAGCGACGCCTCGACCAGCTCCTGTCCGTCGTAGGGACTAAAGAGGCTCTGTCCGCCTCCGGTCGAGTGGTAGAGCTGGAAGGGGATGAACGGGCGCCCGGACGATCTGCGGAACGGGTACGCGTCGCCCTCGAAGCGGCCTCCGAGGTAGTAGTCCGAGACGTCGAGCTTGACCTTCCCGTTCTCGTCGACGAGATGGATCTGGTACGTCGGACGCTCCGGGTCGCTGATGTCGTAGTGATCCGCAGTCCATCCCAGCTCCCGCGGACCTCCGAGGTCGCGCGGCGGGAGGCGCCGAAGACGGTACTCGATCAGCGCGACCGGCTGCCGCGGGTCGTCCATCGTCGCGTAGGCGCGCACGAAGTCCGGCGTCACCATCCGAAAGGAGAACCGCCCGCGCTCGTCGACGTGAGGACGAACGAAGGTCTCGTTCAGCCCGAGCGTGTAGACCTGAACGCGCTGCATCATCTGCCAGAGCCCGGAGACCTCCAGCTGCCGAGCGATGCCGGGATCCGCGATCTGGTCGTGGAGCACCGTCGGAGTCTGGTCGTAGAGCACGGACAGCTCCGTGCAGATGCTCCGAAACGGGTTCAGCGCGAGCGAGAGCGGTCCCCACGCGTCGCGCCGGACGGACCCGAGGTGCTCCTGCAGTCGCTGCTCCAGATCATCGCGCCACGTTCCCTCCAGCATCCGACGACGGCGCCGCGTCTCCTGCCAGCGGTTCGCCTCCGCTGCGTTCTGCGGAGTCGGAGGGTTCGGAAGGCTCGGATAGTCGGGATAGCCGGGCTGGTACATGCGCGCGCCTCAGTACAGGTAGAGCCGGCGCTTCGAGCGCTTGCGCCGCGGTGCGAAGATCGACCTCTGCAGAGCATAGCGCAGAGCGTCGATCTTGTCCTTGAAGTCGTCGTCTCGATAATCCCATTTGAGAAGAGCCTCTGTCACAGCCTCGCAGCGCGGATGGACCGAGAAATGGCCGTCATGGACCATCGCCTGATGCAGATACCGGCAGCCCGCATCGACGCTGCCCTTCCCGCGGCCCTGTCCGCGCTTCACGGTCCGGATACTCGGAGAGAGCGACCGAGACGGGATCCGAAGGAGCCGCGAGACGGAGTCGATCAGATCGCGGTTGCTCTTCTTGTCCGCGATCCCGCGGAGGTAGAGTCGGTCTCCCCAGACCTCGTCCAACTGCGACCAGCGCAGCCCGTTGCGGCGGAGCATGTCGAGGATCCCGCGCGCGTCATCGGTCGTGCTCGTGTTCTCGGCTCCGATGTACTCGTCCCAGACGATCACGCGGTCCTGGTCGCCGGACTTGTCCACGAGCACGAGGACGGCGCACTGCTTCCCGACCTTCGTTCCGTGATCGATCCCGACGCAGACCGTGACCTCTCCCTCTGGCGGTGTGTCGCTGATCATCGTCGTGGCGTCGAACTGCGAGAAGACGCGGCCCTCGACGCGCATCTCCCACTCCCCATCGACGACGACCGGGACCTCCTGCGGGAGTGTGTTGCGCCGGATCTCCTCGATCCACGCCTCGTCCATCGGCGTGCCGTCCGGAAGCTCCAGCGGCTCCGAGTCGCCCACGGGAATTAGAGCCTCGGGCTCCAGTCGCCAGTGATGGTCCGCGACCTGTCCGGCCTCGCACAGCTCGCGGAGCCATCCACAGGGAGCGTTCACAGGCGTGAGACACATCAGGAGGACGCCCTGCCTGCGGACGAGTCGCTTCCGGACCTCCTCGAAGATGCGCGGGCTCTTCGGAGGCTCGTCGAACATCGCGAGATCGATCGTCGCGCCTGCGAGATCCAGCGAATTCTGCTGCGTGGTCTTGAACCGGACAACGCTGCCGTTCGGATACCGGGCCGTCGGGCGGTTCGCATGGAAGCCGTTCACAGCGTC